TAGCATTTAAATCAACACCATCAACACTATCTTGTAATTTTGAAAGAACAAAAGTTGCTCCAAATTTATTTAAGTTTGTATTTCTATACAAAAGTATAGCATTTCTTATTGAAGATTTGAGTGATTCAGCTGTTTGAGTAGTTTTATTTGTATTGTATTCAACATAATTTTCAATTAATAGGTATAAGTATTCAGGATCCCGAATGATTGTATCAACAGAAACAATTGATTTTGGTTTAATAATTTCATCAATAATTCTTTGTTTTTCTGTTTCTGAAATATAATAGTTTTCTTTTGGCTTCAGAGACACTAAAACTTTTCCATATACTGGTGGAACTTCTTCTTCACCACCCCATACCGAAATAGAATCGATTGATGGGTAATTTCTTTTTAAATATGATTCATAATCTTTTGTTGTAATCAAACGATTTTGTGTAGTAAACTGTGCAGCTGCGCCAAATTTAATATCATCAACAGATTCTCTCTCTGCACCACCAGATGCCGATGAAACAGGAGTAATTGTAAAATTGGTTAGAGTTGCAGCCAAACTATCAGTTAAAGTCAATGCAGCAACAAAATTATTTGCTTTATTTGCAGTTGTTCCATTGTTTAACAAATATCTCACAGAAATAATACCACCATCAGGAATACTTTCTCCGACTATATCATTTCCAAAATAGATTTGATACTGACCATTTTTTGATTCTTGTAAATAATAAACCGCAGAAGTAGAGTCAACATCTAAAATATCTGTAACTAAATTATGAACTGTAACTGTTGTAGATACTGACGATGGTGATACGGTAACTTTAATTGTTGTTGTATCAATATTGTTATCTGGTAATGTAAATATTTGTTTTGGATTTGTGGCTTGATTATGTGTGAAACTATAAGTTATTAGTTGACCTTCATAAATGTCAAGATTTTCAAAATAATATGAACTATTCGCTTTTGTTACTGTTGTATCTTCTAATACAACAAAGTTATAAACTTTACTGTCAATTTGATTTGATAGAAAAGAATATCCTGAAGGTATGGTTAATGTTCCAGCCGTACTTGTCGCAGCAGTAACCAAAAAATTAATTGTTGCAATTGGTGCTCTCATTGAATATGGAACATATCCCAAAGACTTGGCATGGGACACAACTGAATCTCGCAACAATGCGGTATCCATAAATGATTCATTTGCAACCATGTTGAGATAATAAGCATTGTAATGTGTATTATATGCCAAAATATCAAGCAATACAGAAAGGCCAGACCCTTCGAAATTATAATCTGTAAATTCAGATTGTTGATTTAAAAATGTTCTTAGATTTGTTTTGATTGTATCAAAATCAAGTTCTGTTACTCTTAAGCGGTCTGCCATATTATCTAATCCGTTCTAGGAAAAAATTAATTGTAATTGGATTTGGATTGTTTATCACAAAAAATTCCAGTCTAATTTTATATCCACTTTCATCAGGTGCAGGAATTGCGGTAATTGATGATACATTGACTCTGGGTTCAAAATTATTAATGGTTTCTTGCACTTCTCGCTCAATTTGAGCTGCGATAATTGAATCAACATTTTCAAATAAAAACCTACGAATGTTCGAACCAATTTCTGGTTGAAATGGTTTTTCATAATGATTAGTCAAAATCAAATTTTTGACTGAATTTATTACTGCATATTCCGCAGAATACTTATTAATGTCTTTTCGGATTGGATGAATTGCAAAATTCAAATCCAAATCTTTGAAAGTTCGTGTGGAATCTATATTTACTGTTGCCATTTTCTATTTATCTCATCCACCGATAACAACTGTTCCAGAACCAGTTTCGATTACGTTAGTTCCTGCACTATTAGTATCATTAGGTCCACCTGTTCCTTGGTCTCCAGTATCAGCCGTATCACCTATACGAGCTGCGCCATTTGTACCATCATTCAAATCTATTAGTGGTGCGTTAAGTTTCATCGTTCCACCCGAACTAATATTACAAGTTCCATCTACATTCATATCAAAGTTACCTTGAACATATAATTCTGCATCACCTTGAATTGTGACTTGACATTTACCCATAATGTAAACTTTGTCATCACCCATAATAATTTGATAATTATCTTTAGTAACTTTTTCTACCTTATCACCATCTGGAAACCATTCTTGAAAAGAACCATTTCTATGTGCTAAATGAATTCTTTCTGCTTCTGGAGTATCATCAAATTCTAGTAGATGACCAGATTCGGTCTCGACAACATTGTTATATGGGTAAACTGTATTATAAAGTGTTTCTGGTTCGTCCCAAGTATCATTTACAGTTTCAACTCCAGTTACAAGATTATCTTTTCGTTCTTGTATAAAAGTTTTGGTTATTGATGTTGCATCGTTTCTTGCGATGCGGGAAGTTGATGGCTCATCTAAAATTTTTGGATATGATTCTGCTTGGTCTCTTTCAACAATTTCTATTCCAGTACCATCAGTATTATATGTTTTCTCTTTTGGTGTTTTCGGTGCAGAAGCTAATTCAGTTGCAGTTCTTGGGTCTGCAAATGCTTGTTGTGGATTTGCAGTCTTCAAAGGAATATTAGGTAAAATTCCCATCATCACACGCTCTTGTGCATTTTCTCCGTCAATGAAGAAACCTATAACCATGTCACCTTCTTTTGGTGCATAAACTTCTGTTCCATTTACTGGTAACAAAGGTTTAGCCCAAGGCAAGTCTTTTGTTGGCAAATGCATTTTATTATCGGCATCCCATCCAACACAACGAACTTGGCATTGGCCCAACTTTAATGGGTCGTTTCTATTTTCAACGATTCCAGTCCACCAAATGAATCCGTTTTTACCAGCAAAGTCTTTATCTTTTTCCATATCAATACTCTAAAACTTCTTTCACTTGATTTATGCTTGCTTGTGGAATAAAAGGAACAGAACTTGATGTTGTAGCAACTTCAATAATTGTTTCGTGTTTATCATATCCAATCATATGTCTTGTTGCAATAATAAGATACTTACCACTTAAAGATTCATCAATATTGTCATCACCGCCACCTTTTTCTTTTTTACCAAAATTAGGTGCTTGAACATTCACATTAAAACCAGATGTTAATTGAAAATTACCAGGCATTGTTAATTTAATTCTTTTAGACATTAATGTTGATAGTATGGATTTTCTTTGTAACAGATATGATTCCGTATTATCTAATTTACTTAATATTGTCGGTGCATTTTGTTTGATATAAGAACTAAATTGTTTTGCTGCACTAAAAAAACTTACTGTTTGTTTAGAGTCAAACATTTCTGTGCTATCTTTACCATCACGGTTTGGTATAGCAGACATATTTGGTGATTCTTCTGCGTGTTTCATTGAAGAAAAAACATCACCAAAATTAATATTTTTCTTAGCTACTGTTCCTGTTGTCGGATCAAAACCAACAAACTTACCGGCATTAACACCAGACCTTGTTTTTTCTATTCCATCTGTTTGACCAATTACTTCAAAAGACCTAGCACTACTAATTTCTGATAATGGATTACTATCTGAAGTATTTTTTGCCGAAAAATTAATATCAAGTATATCAGGTTTTGTTAAGAGATTAGATAAAGAAGCAAAATTATATCCTAACAAATTTTGATAAAACATAAAATTAGGTGCCTGTTTAACATCTACGGCTCGTTTAGCACACCACTCAATTGCATCAAGGGGTCTTAAATTTGGTATAGTTACATTTCTGATACCGAAAGAAACATCAAAAACACCACCAGTATTATTTTTAGATATTTTTAAATAATTCAATAAAATCTTTTGAACAATTTCTGTATAAGTTAAATCATACGATTGGTTTATTTTTTGTTGGTCAGAATACATCAATTCATCTGAAACAAAATTCAAAACAAATATTTCACTATTTGGTGAATCATTTACCCTATCGGATTGTTTGTATATTCTAAATGCCTTTTTAAATGATGCAATATCTGAATCTTTATCTTTTGATATGTGTAACAGTAAAGATTCAGAACCATCAAAAATTAATTTTGAAGATAATCCATTTGCATCTTTAATAAGAATATTTCCTGTCATCACGGGAGTAAGTAGGGAATCAAATATATTAATTTCTTCGTAAATTTTTGTTATATCAATATTTCCACCTTTAGTAACCAATACCAATTCGTGTATATGAAACTGAGTAGATTTTTTAAGAGCAAACGTCATTATTTAATTATCTTTTTAAATTCTTTTTCAATTTGTGATACAAATTCTGGTTTTAATAAAGTAATGTCTCTTTTTGCTTCATTTTCTTCCATTTCATAATCATAATAAGTTTTCTTTTCTCTTGTAACTGTTTGAGTTATTACATCTCCACTTTGTAATGTAATTGTTGTTGGTATTGCTGGTGTGACCACATTTGCATAAGTTGATGCATTAACTTGAATTTTTTCAACAATTGAATCGTTATTAATATTTGTTCTGGTTACAATCTTG